CAACCTCATCAAAGAACTGCGGTCCTACACTTGGGCCACCGACAAGGAGGGCAAGAACACGGGGGTCCCGATTGATTCCTTCAACCACGCCTGCGACGCTATGCGGTATGTGGCACTTAACAAGTTAAGGGTCAGTAACTCGGGGAAGTATGTTGTTGTGTAACTTTGCCCCATGAACACGGAACGCATCATCGACCTGCTCATTGAAATCGGCAAGACGATTGCAGCCGTTTTTTTTATCCTCACCCTTCTAACCCTCCTTTGGACCTTATGAAAGTCGTTCACTATTACCACATATATTGCGGAGGGAATTGGCAGTTAATCCTGAACCAACATATGATGGCCGTCTGCAATTACGGTCTTATCGGGGTCTTGGATGAAATCAGGGTCGGCATTGTCGGTCCACCCGAACAACGAAAGGCGGTCAAGGAGGTGCTTGAAAACTCGATGGTGGCCGATAAGGTCAAGGTCGTGGTTACCCGGACCAACGCTTGGGAACAAGCAACCCTTACCGAAATGTACCGGGCCTCGCAGGAAGAGGAAGCCGTGTACCTGTACGCCCACACCAAGGGGGCAAGCGACCCATCTTTGATAAACCAGTTGTGGAATCGAAGCATGACCTTCTTTAATGTCGTGGCTTGGGAACGCTGCTTGCAACTGATTGAAGGAGTGGATGCAGTCGGCTGCCATTGGATTACCAAGGAGCAGTTCCCACACATGGCGGATCACAACAACCCCAAAGGCTACCCCTACTTTGGTGGAACCTATTGGTGGGCCAAGTCGAGCCACATCAAGGAACTGGGCGAACCGGTACGGGACCACCGCTGGCAAGCCGAACATTGGATTGGCAAGAAACCCGATACGAAGGTCCACGACTCCAACCCCGGATGGCCGGGTCCCGAAAAGTTTGTAATCACATTTTAACCATGAAAGACAAAGAACTGATTGCCATCCTCGACGAGTTAGACCTTAATGGTGCCGACTATGACGGAGGAACCGACAAAGCCAACGGCCACAACTACACAAGCACCTATGCTAAGTACTTGGCTGAAATGCGAGCAGACCACATCAACTTCGTGGAGATAGGGGTCTGGCACGGAGGGTCTATGGCTATGTGGTGCAAGTATCTGCCCAAGGCCAAGTTCCTGTTCTACGATATTGCCAACCAAGTCAAGCCAAAGGCTGACAAGCACATTGACTGGACTCGTTCAAGGCTTCACATCGCATCGGCCTACACACCCGAATCCGTGCAGGTAGCAAGGGACTATTTTAAGAACGGCATTGACTTCCTGCTGGACGACGGCCCGCACACCTTAGACTCCATGTTGCAGGTTGTTAACCTGTATGCACCGTTGATGAACCAAGGAGGTGTCTTAATGATTGAGGACGTGCAGAGCAAGGATTGGTTCGTGAACCTGTCAGCCGTAGCACCGAGCAATTCAATCTTTGAGGCCATAGACCTTAGTGAATCGGGCCGATACGACGACCTTATTGCCGTTTACAAGTTCTAACATGGGCATCCCCGTCATCATCAACAACCGCAACCTGCTGACATGGCCCAAAGCGATGGTCAGGGACTTGAGCAAGTGGGAGGGGATTGGGGACATCTACATCGTGGACAACGGTTCAACCTACGAACCTTTGCTGGAGTGGTACGCCACGAACCCTTGCAAGGTCGTAATGCTTGACGAAAACTTGGGCCATCAAGCCCCATGGACTTCGGGCTTGGTGCAACAACTGGGAGAGCCGTTCTATGCAGTTACAGACCCGGACCTTGACCTGTACAAGACCAGCAAGCGGACGATTCCCATGTGCTTGGAGTGGTTGCAACAATTCCCCCAAGCAGGCAAGGTCGGCCTGTCGCTCCGATGGGATGACGTGCCTCCAAGGTCGTCGTACTATACCCATGTGAACAACTACGAGGCGACTCGTCAGCGTAACTCACGGGTCATCATGGCAGCGAGAATTGACGTGCCTATCGACACGACCTTTGCCGTTTACAATCGTCAGGAGTACTTCATCGGTGGGGTTTCGTTGCTTGAGTCAGCGAGGCACATTCCTTGGTACTATTCGGAGAAAGAACGCAAGGCTGATAAGGAGTTCAGCCAGTACCTTGCATCGGCATCGTCGGCATCGTCCTACAAAACCTTCCTGAAACTATGAAACTCCAAGACCTGACCATCGACCAGTTCCAGCGCATCGGAGCCATTGAGTTCAGCAGCGTCCTTGGGGACTACGACAAGCGTGCAGGGGTCGTCGCAATCGTTGAGGGGGTGGATATATCGTTCGTGAGAGAGATGCCCGCCAAGGCAGTCCTAAAGCGTTACAAGGCCATCATAAGCGAGTGGAACGCATTGCCTGCCCTTGGGTATAAGCGAAAGTTCAAAGCCGGGGGCAAGTGGTGGATCCCAACGGTTTTCACAGACGAGTTGACGGCCGGGCAGTTGATAGAGTTAATGGACGCAAACACCACGGACGAAAAGCAACTGCTCCAAAACCTGCACCGCATCATGGCGACCTTGTGCAGGGAGGGCGGTCTATTCGGATTCTTCCCGAAAAAGTACGACGGGGCTGCCCATGCCGAGCGAGCCGAACTGATGAAGAAACACGCCAAGGTGGGCGATGTTTGGGGGGTTGTCAGTTTTTTTTTGCTAAGTTCAGAATCCTACTTGAAAGTTTTGAGCGACTATTCCAAGCACCTGATGAAGACGGCCGAGGGGCTGACGTAAGCCCTCTTGCCGGCTACGGATGGCTTATGGTGGTGTGGCGGATGGCAAACAAAGACGTTCTTAAATTCGATGCCATCTTCGCAATGAAGGCGGTGGAGTTCCTGAACTACGCTCTCCTGATTCACGATATTTTGGAGGCAGAACGGATGGAAGCGGAGCGGGCGAGACGCAGATAGACACATTCCAGCACGGGGGACATTTACCCGTATGGAGTTTAACGTCTTTGTAGGGGGGTCAGGCAAGAAACTGACCGACATCCAAAGGGAGGCCCTTGCTGACTTTGGTGTGGCCCTTGAAGATGGAGCCATTGAGAACAAGTCCCACGCATTGGTTGTCAAGTGGCTAGAAGGAGTGGTCCGCCTTGCAAAGGAGAACCTCGCCAAGTCGAACGCCATCGCAAGCAACGCCCTCTCGCAGTCCATCACCGTTACGCCTATATCCCTCAACGACCAGTCCTTCGTCGTCGCTATTGAGGCAGCGGATTACTGGAAGTTTGTGGACCTCGGTGTCAAGGGTGCAAACTCAACCAAACGTGCGCCTAACTCTCCCTTCCAATATAGGGACAAGCGTCCACCTATCCGCCCGATTCAGGAGTGGATTGCGTTCAAGGGCATTCCTCTGGAAGGCAGGGACAAGAAGGCAGCAAACAGATCCTTTGCCATCAACATCGCCAACAAGATTCGGAGGGAAGGTCTGCGAGCGACCAACTTTATGAGCAACGCAGTATCCCCCGAAATGATAGAGGTCTTGACCGAGAATATCGCAGAGGTCCTCGGCAAATCCATAAGCGTAGCAACAACAAGATAAAATGGCAACAACCGTCCTATCAGGGTCGCCCCAAGCAGCAACCCCCGTTTACAACAAGATGCTTTTCAAGGTCAGCGGTTCGCTGACTGCACAACCCAATTACAGGTACGTCTGCGATGTCAAGAACCCAGCAGGGACCACCCTTGCACGGCTTAAGTGCGACAAACTGCCGACCACCAACTTCGGGTTCTTTGACGTTGCCAAGGTCGTTGAAACCCTGATTGCCCCGACCAAGCCATCGCTGACCCAAACGGGCTTCGTGGATCATGCCGGGTACTATTCGGGGTACAGGCTCGACTTCATGGAGGAGTACGGAAACACCCCAGTCGTGCAGACGGGAACCGTTACCACCGTGTCGGGGAATGTTTCCTTTGCAGGAAACTTGGAGCAGTTAGAACTTGCGACTTGGAGCAGCACCCTTTATTTTCCAAGCACGGTCAGCGATGAAGTAAGCGAAGCCCTTACCTCCGTTGCAAACCGAATCGTTTACTCAAACGGCTACGGATGGCTCGCAGTAGGTCAGTCGGGAAGCGTTTACACGGCAGCGGTCGTTCAATACTTCAACTCGGCAGGGGTTTCGCAGAGGTCCTTTGAGGTTGCACTTCCAAGCGGTGTCGCATCGAATACCATCAACCGCTTTGGTGCTGGACCGATGAACCTTAAATCCTTGACTTCGGGTCAATGCTCCGATAGTCAGGCAGGGTCGGTGAGTTTCCCAACGGGAGAGGGAGCCTACTATACTATTGCCTTCTTAGATAGCGGAGGCAATGCGACAAAATCATACAGGTACACGCTTGGCCCTTGCGAGCGGTTCAACTCCATCCCAGTTCACTTCCAAAACAAGTACGGGGGCATTGACTCCTACACCTTTACACTCAAGAACCGCAAGAGGGCCAACATTACCCGGCAGACCTTCGGATACAACTCGGACGTTTATGCGACCACCACCTACGACAAAGTTTGGGCTGGGGAGTTCGACTACGTTTACGCACTCAACTCGGACTGGCTGACCGATGCCGAATCTGCTTGGCTGATTGAGATGGTCAGGTCCGGGCAGGTATGGCTTGAACTGGATGGGCAGTTGGTCGAAGCCATCGTCAACGCTAATACTTACCAATTCACGACTCGCAGGAACGACCGCCTCACGCAGTTGCAGGTCGAGGTTGCAGTTGCTTACAAGAACAACATCCTATGAGCGTAACCCTCATCGCCTACCCTCTAAACGATTCCGATGTTGAGGTCCCCTATGTAGTTGATACAATGGGTGGCACAGACATAGCCATCACGTTCAGCATTGACGACATAAACGACATCACCAAGCGTAGAGGGTCGTTCTCCAAGACCATCGAGTTGCCTAATACGACAACCAACGCAAGCCTGTTCAAATTTGCCTACAACGTGCAGTCCTTCGTCGGTGGATTTCAGCCGAACAAAAAGATTCGTGCTGCTATGTGGGAGGATGGTGTTCAAGTGTTCAGCGGTGCGATGCAGTTGCTCTCTATGTCCAAGACCAAGGGTGATGTAACTTACGAGGTCGGGATGTTCAGCGAGGACGTGAGCCTATTCCAAGACATCCAAAACAACCTGCTCGTCAACACGGCTGGCGTTACCGGGATGAATCACACGCTGACCTCGGCCCACGTTTCTGCAACTTGGACCGCATCGGGTGCGAGCGGTTACGTTTACGGCTTGGTGGATTCCTATGGAGCCACGGATGTAATCACGCAAGGTTGGTTTGCGGTTCCTTATTGGAAAATGGGGCCTTCCATTTACGTCAAGAAGATGGTGGACCTGATTTTTGCACAGGCAGGCTATCGGTATTCATCCAATTTCTTTAACTCGACCCTATTCAAGAAACTGGTCATTCCTTACTCTGCAGGGACGATTCCTGTCAACCTTTCGGGGTCTAACATCTTTGCGCAGTCAACTGGAAGTGTAACTTTTGCGGGAAGTTCAAACACAACTGCTCGATTCCCCAAAGACACTCCTGCCCCTTACTTTGACAATGGTGGCTACTGGGTCGCATCCTCCAGCACCTTCGTTGCTCCGAATGTTCCAACCCGTTGGAATGTTGATGTCATCTTAACTGTTAGTGGCGCAACCGCTGGAAGATTTGCAGCAAATATGTCCATCCGAAACTTGACCGACTCAACGGACAACATGGTTCGCACGGGAATAAACTTTACGACCAACACTCAATTCTCGGTCAGTTTTCAAAATGTAACGATACCAGCAAACACGACCGCAAACATTGGGTTTGCAGTTGTAGCAGGGCTTAACTTTTTTACCAACACTTACTCCATCCTTTCGGGGGCAACCGTTCTATGGACTTGCATTGATAATCCAGCAAGCATCGGAGTCTTTGATATGCGGACCGCCCTGCCTGCTGACGTGAAGCAAAGCGACCTGCTCGTTGACCTTCAAAAGATGTTCAACCTTTACTTCATGCCCGATGCACAGGACCCTAAACTCCTGTACATTGAGCCGTTTAAGGACTTCTACTCCAGCGGTGTGGTTGACTGGACGCAGAAGGTGGATGAAAACCAAGAGCAGTTGTTGACCAATGGCGACCCGAACCAATACAAGTCGCTTGTGTTTAAATACAAGGACATGGGCGATTACTTGTCCAAGACCTACAAGTCAAGCAATCCACTTGCGAAGGAAGGGTACGGAGGCCGTCAGTTCTTGACGCAGAACTTCTACGGCAAATCCGAGTTTGTCTGCGAAACCATGGCCGGAACGCTGATACCGGGTTCGTTCACAACCGATAAGGTCATCGGCAGGGCTTGGGACTTGGAAGGCAGCACGGCAAGCGGTATGGTCAAGCAGTTGAACACGGGATACCGATTAGCACAATACAACTCAATCGCTCAAGGCACAACGTCTTGGTTCTATCAAACAGGCGTGAGCGGTTCGTTTGCTACGGGCGAATACGTCGCCAATGTTCCATTCGTGAGCCACATTGACAACCCCAATGCACCCACCGAGGACCTTGCCTTTGGTATTCCGAGGCAGGTCTTCTATAATGCGGTCAACGCAAGTGGTACGCCAATCACCTACACGAACAACAACCTCTACAACAAGTATTGGCTCAATTACATCACCGAAACGACCTCCAAGGAGGCGTTGCAGTTGGAGTTGACGGTGTTCTTGAACTGCGTGGACATCTACCAACTTGACTTCCGCAAGCCGATTTATTACAACGGCATCCGCTGGCGTTTGCTTGAGATTCGGGACTACACGGTAGGCGAAGCAAAGCCTTGCCGGGTAACGCTCCGCAGGATTCTCAACCTTGCAGAGTTCGTGCCTGTAACGAGTGTCCCGATAACAAGCGACCCTATGGGATTACCCAACGGACCTATCGACCCTGACCCAGCGGATCCTGACTACGAACCACCCGTAAACCCTGAATTACCAACCCCCGGATAATGGCAGTAACTAAAGAAATCGTCCTCGAAGTAGGGATTAAAGACTCAACCGCACAAGGCACGACGAGTGCGAAGCAGCGTCTGCGTGAACTCCAAAAGACGCTCATTGATATGTCTTTGGCCGGGCAAGAAGGCACGAAGGCTTTCAAGCAAATGGAGGCCGAGGCAGGGAAACTCAAAGACCAAATCGGGGACACCTCGCAGCGAATCAAGACCCTTGCAAGCGACACCGTAAGAATTGACACCGTTGTTTCAGCGGTGCAGGGGATAACGGCAGGGTTCCAAATCGCCCAAGGTGCAGCAGCGTTGTTCGGGTCCGAGAACGAGGACTTGCAGAAATCGTTACTCAAGGTCCAAGGGGCCATGGCTCTCGCTACTGGAGTGCAGCAGGTTGCTAATTTGCTCAACAAGGATTCTATTCTAATCACCCAAGGGCAGGCAGCAGCACAGGCACTCTACGCAACCGCAGTCGGTGCGAGTACGGGGGCGATGAAGGCGTTTAGAATCGCCCTCCTTGCAACGGGTATCGGTGCAGCCATCGCAGCCGTAGGGCTTTTGGTCGCCAAGTGGGACGAACTCACCGCAGCGGTCCGCAGGTTCTTGAACCTACCCGACCCAGCCATTGCCGCCAAGGCGAGGGAGCAGGCGTTGTTGCGTGAAGAAGCAGCCCTCTCCAATTACCGGGACGCATACGAAGCCCACACCGAGGCGCAGATTCAGGCCAACAAGAAGCGTGAAGAAGATGACAGGAAGACCGCAGAGGCTCGAAGGTTAATGATGGAAGAGCAGGCTCGGTCAAGGGCTATCATGGCCGAAACCGAAGTACTGCAAGCCAAGACAACGGCTGACGCTTTGGTGCAGATTACCGCTGACCAAAACGCCAAGCAGGACGCTTTGAACGCCCAAGCGGTGCAGACCGAGATGGAGCGACGCATCAAGTTCAACGAGGATATGAAGGCCAACGAACTGGCCTTGGCCGAGTTCAAAAAGCAAGTAACGGTTGACTCATTGCAATCCGTTCAAAGCATCTTGCAGTCCTTTGGCAATGAAAGCAAGGGACTTGCTCTTGCTGCCTTGGCCTTGGAGAAAGGTCTTGCTATTGCCAATGTCATCGTCAACCTGCAAAAAGAGATGGCAGCGAATGCGGTCATCGCAGCAGCAAACCCGGCCAATGCTATAACCGCAGGAGCAGCAGGGGTCGCACAACTCAAGGCCTACAACACGCTTTCAAAGATTCGGGCAGGGCTACGCATCGCAGCGATTACCGCTGCTGGCATCCAAGGAGCCAAAGCCATTACAGGCGGAGGGGATAGCGGTGGTGTTCCAGCAGGAGCAGCAGGTGCTGGCGCACCGGGTGCAGCAGCATCCCCGGCAATCTTCGCAAACCCGAACGTTACCGACCTGTCGGGCTTCGGTCAAGGCCAAGGTCAAGGATCATCGCCTATGCGAGCCTATGTCGTGGAACGGGACATCACCCAAAGCACTCGCAGGGTTCGGAGGTTGGAGGAATTTGCAACTTTGGGGGCGTAGGACATTTACCACTATGGAACTACCCATATACCGAATGACCGTGGACGAGGTGGATGAAGGGGTCCAATTCGTGGCCCTGACCGATATGCCAGCGATTGAACGGCCATTCCAAGCCTTCGCAAAGACACCACAAAAGTTCACCGAAACAGGCGAACGGAGAGTGCTTACTGGCCCTCTCATGCTTGCAGACACACCCATCTTTAGGAAGGACGAAACTTATGGCGAGTACTACGTCGTCTTTGACAAAGCCACCATCCGCAAGATAGTCCAAAAGTATTTCAAGCAAGGCAACCAGCACAACGTCAACGCTTACCACAACGCAGAACTGGATGGCGTGTTCATGTTCGAGTCATTTATAACCGATGCCGAGCGTGGCATCATGCCACCCAAGGGCTACGAGGACACCCCCGACGGCTCTTGGTTCGGTTCCTTCAAAGTAGAGAACGACGAGGTGTGGGACAACCGCAACCTGTTCCGGGGTTTCTCCGTTGAGGGCCTCTTCGGGATGGACAAGACCGAATCCGAACTGGAGGTCGCACTCGCTGGCCTTGCTGACGAATTAACCGCTTTTTTGCAACAATTAACCCCCACCTACAAATCCCACTAACTATGAATCTCAAAAACGCAATCGAATCCCTGCGGACTGAACTCCGCAAATTCAGCACCCAAAAGCAGTCCTTTGCTGACTACAAGTTGACCGATGGCACGGTTGTCCGTGTTGACGGCGACCTCGTTGCCGGGACTGCCGTTTACGTCGTTGCCGAAGAAGGCACACTCCCTGCTCCCGATGGCGAGCACGTCGTTGAAGGCGTTGGCACGATCAAGACCGAAGGAGGCAAAATCGTTGAGGTTATTGCTGCCGAAGTAGCAACCCCCGAAATCGAAGCCTTGCCTGTTGCTGCTGAAATTACCCCCGAAGTAGCCGTTGAGGTAACCGAGGAAATCAAAGAAGCCTATCCTGCCATGACCCCCGAAGTTGTCGAGGCCATCGTTGCCAAGCACCTTGGAGCGATCATGGAAGAACTCAAAGCAGCATACGCTGAAATGGGCAAGATGAAGGAGAAAATGTCTGCATTCGCATCGCAGGTTGAAACCATGGCCGACATCGTTGAGAAAGTCAGCGAACTCCCTGCCGAAGCCCCCAAGGCCAGCGGTTCCGCAATCGTTGAGCAACGCAAGGCTCAAGCCTCGCAGAACTTCAACGCACTCGCACAAGCACTCCAATCACTCAAAAAAAACTAAACCCCTAAACCCCCACCACTAACCATGGCATATTCGTTCACAGGATTAACCTCCTACACCGACCAAGAGAGGCTTCCTCTCATCACCAAGGCCGTGTTCTCGGCCCGTTCAGCAGCCCTGTTCACCAAGCAGGTGGGCATCAAGTTCGCTGCTGCTCTCAACCTCATGGACACCGATGCACAATTGCAGAGCGGTGATGCTTGCGGTTACACAACTTCAGGCACGACTGCGTTCACACAACGCAACATCACCGTTGGCCGTATGAAGGTTCAAGAAACCTTGTGTCCTCGCGCCTTGGAGCAATACTGGATGCAGACCCAGTTGACCGCTGGCTCTACCTACGACAGTGTTCCTTTCGAGCAGGCTTTCTCCGAGCAGAAGGCTCTCCGCATCGCTGAGGCTTTGGAGAACGCAATCTGGAAGGGCAACACCTACTTTTCAGGTGTTAACCAACTCTTGAACGCTGCATCGGGTTCTACGATCAGCGGCAACACTGGTGCGGTTTCTGCCTCCGTTGGTATCACCACAGGCAACGCCATCGCCATCTTCGACGGCATCTACAACCAAATTCCACAGGCCATCTTGACCAAGACTGACCTCGTAATCTTCTGTGGTTGGGACAACTTCCGTACGTTGCTTGGTGCGTTCAAATCAACCGCTAACGTCCTGTACAACCAAGTTGACTTGGCTGGCCTTGCTGACGGGGACATTATGTATCCCGGCACAAACGTCCGTGTCATTGCAGTCCCCGGCTTGACTGGAACTAACCGCATCGTTTCGTCTTACCTCGGTAACTTCTTCTACGGAACCGACTTGTTGAGCGACGAGGAACAGTTCTCGATTTGGTTCAGCAAAGACAACGACGAAGTTCGCTTCCAAGCAGCCTTCAAAGCAGGTGTCCAAATCGCTTACCCCGACCTGATTGTTGACTTCCGCTTGACCTAATGTGTAGGGGGGAGGGAAACCTCCCCTCACTTTTTTGTTCTCTTGAAACTTAAAACCAAAACACACATATGTCCTGCTCCTTAACAACTGGCTACGCCCTTGGCTGCCGTGATTCCGTAGGTGGAATCAAAACAATTTACGTCCAATCCTTCATCCCAACGGGGTCCTGCAATGCCAACCTTTCAGGTGCGGTTACAGGCTTCACTGGGTACGCTTCGGGTGGGTTCTTTGAGTATGACTTGACCAAGGCTACGTCCTCTTTGACTGAAACCTTGAATGCGAGCATCGAGAACGGCTCGGTTTATTACACCCCCGAAGTAACATTCACGATCAACAAACTGCAAGTCGCAGTCCGCAACGAACTCCGCTTGCTGGTACGCAACC